TCCATTTATAAATTTCTCCAAACTATACAACAGAGAAAAGACAAACTCCATCGAGTTTGGGAGATCTAAGCCTTACGGCTCTTAGAATCAGATCTCTTTGATTCCTTCTTCGTCTTCTTCAGAATAACAAGGGGTTCGACCCCAGGTTTATCCTTTCCAATCTCGGAAAGTTCTGAATACTCATCCCCGCCTGAATCTTCATCAGGGGACAGAGCATCAAGCTCTACACGAAGGGCAGGCATTTCTATTTTCCGATCTAAAAATAAACGCCTTTGCATCACCTTATCGATATATGCAATGTCTTTAGACATCTGTAATTTCTTTCGAAATTTCTCAATACAAGGTGATAAAGGATAACGTTTGACTAAATTGTGAAAAGTAGGTTCATCTATCTGAACAGGACCAGAACCTAAATATTCCAACACAAACGTTGCTGCTTCTGGCACTATAGATAAAACTGAGTTAATAACACCACCAGAAGTACCAGCTACAGTTCCTACGTTCAACTGTAAAACACAATTAGCTACAAGAGTGGCTACTTTACAAAACAAGGTCAAACCATTAGCATTGGCGGCCATGCCACTAAAAACTGAATTGATAATAGCACCGCCAGCAGGTGAGACTAATTGTATATTAGCACCAGCAATTGTAAAAGTACTACCCGTATTGTTAACATGGTATGAAATATCATAAGTGCCTGGTTCAGGCATAGTTATCAAAGGATCAACACCTGTAACTGCAACTTGAGGTTCAGAATTAACAGGATATTTAGATTCTTTACCAGCAACATAAGTAGCAAAAGGGCCTGCAGAATAAGCGGTAGCGTCTGCGGAAGTCATGTTGGAGTACAAACCTGCTGGAATAGATAAATTAGGATTCATCTTAGGATTCCATAACTTAACAACATATTCAACTAACAAATCACCACAATACGTACCAACAGTAGCACTAGTGCTAACTGCTGAAATTGTAAATAAACCTTGGTCATAGGTTTGTGGATCTTGACCACTAGGCAAATCGTCAACCCTGACAAGATATTTCTTTAACATTCTTCCACGTTGAAGATTACAATCAACTTTGAAATCTCGGTAACCTGGAACAGAACGACCGCCAGCATAAGTCATAAGTTCTTCAACACTAGCAAATTCAGGATCAGAGACATCATACTGGGTTGCCGTATAAACAGAGACACCAGCACTAGTACCTAGTCTATTTCTATAAACATACTTAACATCTTGAAATAAGTAGTTTTCAAAAGATCCAGCAATTTGACCTAACCAAGGGAAATTGTCAACCAAACCTGGTTGAACTATGTATCTACCTGCACCACTAAAAGCAGTGACAGATAAAATAGGCTGTAAATACTCTATATGCTTAACAACTATTCCTTTACCTTGATTAAAATTGGGAGCACCAACTTGATAATCAGTTTGCATCATGGAGGGTAAAGAGGAATGTTGTTCCATATATTTAGCTAGTAATCCCCCCTTAACACCGGGACGCGCCTTGAATTTTTTAGGCCGCCTCAAAGGCCCGATGAATTTAGGTCGTGGTAGGGGACCAATGAATTTCTTACGTTTAATCCCACCAGGACCATAAATACGTTTACCAAGATTTCTCTTGGCTCTAGCTAACTTACTCTCTCTTTTCCTTTCTTTAGACATATATAATATCCTCCGGGTCGTCAGACCACAATTGTTGACAAAGTTCTAAACCAACTTGTGCACCAATATCTTTGGGTTGGCTTTCAAATTGCGGAATATATAGTCGCATAATCTGTTCATCAGTTTTATAAACAGTATGAACAAGTTCCCAAGATAGAACATCACCATCTTTACCGGAAGGTTTAGCTCGTAACATAATAGCGTATTTTGGATGAGTTTCCAAGTAATTAATATATCTAGAAAATAATAAATTAGATTCTAGATTATTATAAGTATAAATACGCATAGCACAAGCTTTTAAATATGACCATTTAATACTCTGATGAGCTCGAGTTTTCCATATCATAGTACTAACAGCTTTATTATGGTCAGGAAAAGGAATAAATCTACCTCTGATTTGACGTGTTTTCTGAGACAAAAATTGACGATCAATCAATAAACCATCAGAAACAGCACTATCTTTAAGTTGTATACCCAAAGAACGCCAAACTTTAGAAATAGACATAGGATTAAACCATTGAAAAACGATTTCTTCGACAGTGCCCAAAGAATCATCACCACATAAAGCTAATTCAACAGCGTCAGAAAATTCCATATATGTGGTTTCCAAACCTTTAGGATTTAAAACTAACCAAGCATATGCAAAAAGCATATAATGAATAATAGTATTAGTAACTATGGTTAGAAATGAACCTGAAGGATTTCCTTGATTCTTAAGGAACAATGAACCGTCGGGGCACAATACGAGAGTTTGCCAGATCTCTCGAAACAAATTCGTGAATTTAATTCTATTAATAGGGGTTTTGTCTTCTATATACACAAAACTCCACATGACATCACAAAAACTCTCAATCATTTCACGGCTAAGAGTAGAATCCCAAGCGCTCACATCCATCTCAAAAGCATGAGGATGTTTGGATAATCGTTGAAACAATTGATCCCAAGCGCCTGAAAAAAAAGAACCTCCTACAAACGAGGAGGTAGT